TCCCTTCTTCGTATACCATTAATGTAGCCCCACCATGGAACTCTACTCTGAAACAATCTGTCATAATGCTGTCCTAGTAAATAGAAAACTTACTACTAAATTAGATCCTACTGGAGATAAACCAGTATTGGTAATATCCACTGTTATATAATCTCCATTTGCTGTCGTTATACTTGTATTTATTTGATTTGAAGACTGCCCTGCTGTAATAGTTACAGTTTGTACTGAAGTGTCGTTCTTTCTAACAACTATTGTAATATTTGCACCGAGAGGAGCAGTGTCGACCTGTGCTCTAATTCTGGAAATTAATAGAGCGCCCTGCGACCACCATCTAATAGTTCCGGTGTTTACTATTAAGTTGCCAGGATAATTAAAATGTCTCTCGTAGTACTGAGTTGTTAAACCAGTAGCTGGATCTATTTTCACCAAAGATATAGCATTATCTTTGAACATATCTGTGTTAATTCTTGTTAGTGCCATTTTTTTCTTCTATTTAAAGTTTTATTTCAGTTAAATGCTTGATATAAATGTTCCTGATTCTGTAAATGTATGATAGGTATACCCACCAGATGATGTTACTGTTCCACCTATTCCTCTTTGATTTCCAGAGTAGCGAATTATCACAATACCAGAGCCACCTGTACCGCATAATTGTCCTGCACCTTGACCAAAGGCACCACCACCGCCACCACCTCTGTTAATTGTGCCGTTATCACCGCCAATTGTTTGATACGTGCCGCCTGCACCGCCACCACCCAAACCACCTATACCTCTAGCCATATATCCGCCGTGTCCAGCGCCACCACCACCATAATAAGTTGAGCCTCCTGCTGGCCAAATTACTCCGTCACCACCCTTACCAGCATTAGTCGTGCCAGCAGTTGCAACTACTCCAGTAAAACCAGCTTGTCCAGCACCGCCTCCTCCACCACCTCTACCAGATGTCCAGCTGCTAATATTAGTTCCCGCACTACCACCGCTGTTACCTTGGCCAGCAGTTCCAACGGCACCTGCTCCACCAGAACTTTCTCCCATTCCACCACCACCTCCAGAACCCCAAGTACCGGAAGGTCCAGAATTTGCATTATAATTGCCGCCACCACCGCCACCAAAAGCAGTTACTCCAAAGACAGAACTATTGGCACCGCCTCCTCCTGCAATATATGAAGTTCCATTATATAAACCTGCTGTACCACCAGCTCCAATTACAATGCTGTATGCTTGCGGAGTTATTATAGTTGTGCCAGATAGAACTCCACCAGCACCGCCTCCACCTCCCCAACCACCACCACCGCCGCCACCAGCAACTGCTAGATAATCAACAGTATAACTACCAGATGTATTAGTACTAAATGTGCCAGAACTAGTAAATGTATGTATAGTTTTACCACCTGATGCGGTAACAATACCACCTATACCTCGCTGTGCGCCTGTATAACTTAATATTACAATACCAGATCCTCCGGCTCTTCCTAGCCCTCCTTGATAGTTGGTATTGCCGCCACCTCCACCACCGCCACCTGTATTGGTTCCTCCAGTAGTAGAATATACTGTATCGTTTACGCCACTGACACCAGCTCCCGATCCTCCACCACCTACACCACCGTTGTTTAAAGTCCCACCACTACCTGAGCCTCCTCCACCTCCACCTGCATAGTAGGTAGCTGTGCCTGTAATACTAGATTGCGCACCAGCACCACCTCCACCTCCGCTACCATTTCCTCCAGCTGCACCAGCACCACCACCACCTCCTCGAGCAGAGCCACCATTATTACCTTGACTAGGACTGACTGATGGAGTGTTTCCTGCACCACCACCAGCTGATTCACCACCACCTCCACCACCAGAACCACCAGCTAATCCTGAAACTCCTGGATAATATCCACCTCCTCCACCACCAGCTGATGTAATAGTTGTAGTGATAGCATCAAAAACGCTGTTAGATCCTGAGTTACCACGATTACCAATACCATTCGCTGCGCCACCACCACCGACTGTTATTGTATAATTATAACCTGAAGATACATTATAAACAAATCCAGATCTAAAACCACCAGCACCACCGCCACCTCCTGCATCAGAACCACCAGCGCCACCACCTGCTACTACTAGATATTCAATAGCATCAATAACAAAGTTAGATGTAGATATAATATCCGGTGGAGTAGTACTAAATGTGCCAGAACTAGTGAATAAATGAACAGTGTCACCACCAACAGTTGAAACTGTACCTCCAACTGCTTTTTGATTACCTGTATATCTAATAACTACTACTCCAGAACCTCCAGTTCCACCGAAGTTATTTGAGTTATAGTGAGCACCACCTCCACCACCACCGCCAGTATTTGTACCTCCATTACCACCAGGGACGTTTGTTTGTGCGACTAATGTACCTGCAGTAGCGTCACTTCCAGGATTTAAACCTTGCGTGTTGCCCAATCCACCGCCACTTACTTTAGGAGCACCACCACCGCCGCCACCAGCACCACCATTACCAGCACGACCAGAATAACCAGCGCCAGCACCACCGCCTGCCCAAAAATAACTTGGTCCTAATATATTATTAAGTATTCCTGTGCCTCCATCTCCTGGAGTGTTCCCTCCAGCTGCACCAGCTCCACCGCCACCACCTGGATACCACGTTGTTCCCGAAGGAGAACCATTAAATCCTTGTCCTACTGTACCCGTTCCAGGAAGACTACCGTAAGTAGGAGTACCACTCGCTCTTCCACCACTACCACCACCGCCACTACCACCATTACCTGCTGGATAAGCATTTGAATCGTGATCACTAGCACCTCCGCCACCGCCAATGGCAGTTAAACCAAACGCAGTAGTGTTTTGACCATTAGTCCCTGCAGGACCAAGAGTTCCTGCTGGCGCACCAGCACCACCAGCACCAATAACAATAGGATAATCTGTGTATTCAGCCAATACTGCTAAAGAATTTGATGCTATATATCCACCTGCTCCGCCACCACCACCCATGTCGGAACCACCGCCACCACCACCTGCTACAATTAAAACTCTTACAAAAACAATGGGTGGCCAGTTTTGTTCAGCAACTTTCCTATAGACACCAGTTAAATTGTAAGGTTTTTTTAAATTTATCATTATACAGTAGGATTAAATGTTATATTACCAGATGATGTAAAAATGTGATATGTGTTTTCTCCAATTTGAGAAATTGACCCACCACTTGCTCTCGGTGCACCTTTATATTTAAAATATACATACCCATTTCTTCCATTTGTTGCTATAGCCCCACCATTTCCAAAAGTTTCACGTAAAAGATTAGAAGAATTTCCAGCAGTTGTTCCGGAGCCAGAGTATAAAGTAGAATATAAAAATTGATTTCTATTTAAATAACCACTACCACCACCTCCGCCACCCATTACACCTGCTGTGGAGTAACCACCTGCGGATCCACCCCAATAACCTCCGCCACCAGCACCACCATAAGAATCGTATAAACTAGAACCACCAATAAGTGCTCCTTGAAAACCATTAGTATCCTGAGGTGTATCACATGAGGCATTTACTCCAGCAGCAGTTTGTGTTCCACCTTTACCATTGTATCCTGAAAGAAAAGTAATACCATCACTGCCTATTAATCCTCCACCAGCACCACCTGCTCCAGCAGAATATCCGTTAGTGCTACTTCCCCCACCTCCACCACCGCCAGCAATTAATAATGCAGTATTTTGCGATAGAGTTGAACTACTAAATAAACCGCTGTAACCACCGCCGCCACCACCATAACGATTATCTGCTCCATTTAATCCAGCTCTGGCAGCTCTACCTCCGCCACCATCAAAATATTCCATTTGATTGATTAAACCACCTCTACCAACAACTACATAATACGTAATAGCTTGCGTTGGATATTTTAACATTGCTGATGCAGCTCCACCAGCACCACCAGCTGCCGCAAGGGACCAACCACCAATAGTTCCTCCAGCACCGCCTGCACCCCACATATTAATCTCTATTATATCTGTTGGCCAATTATAATATGTTTGTGACGTGTAACTTGATATTTCTCCTAATTTCCAAACACCATAGGCACTTGTCTTAGAAGGAAATGCCATTAGGTGATTTCCTCATATGAAACTATCGCAACTAAATCGTTATTCAGAGATGCTGTAACTCTCAACTGATCTCCTTCTTGCAAATAAATGTTTTTGGCTAAAACATCTATAGTTGAAGAAACTGGAACAGGTGTCTGAAACATAATGTAATATGATACAGAATTCCTATAAATTTCTAAAGTAGCATTAACTGAAACAACAGTGTCTTTATTACTTAAATAAATTGTTGTAATTTTAAATAACTTATTAGATGCAGCTGGATTTTCAACTATCACAGTTGGCGTTGTTGTAACATCTAATAAAGCTGTTTTAGCGTATAAAGATGCAATATTAATGATATTTGGGTTAGCCATTTCGTTTCCTTATCCGAAGAACATTGACAGAGCAATCGCTTTTCCTATACTGGTTCCGTCACCAGGTGTTGTGCTCTGCGCAAAAATAATTATTTCTATTTCATATCCATTTTCTGGAGCTTCTGAAAATGTCAATGTGGTGCCTGACAAACTATATGTTGCTTTTGCCTGAGGAACACCACCAACTATAACCAAAGTTTGATCTTTGTTTCCTGGAGTAGCAGATAAAGTAAATACAGTTTGCGAACCATTGCCTATAAATGAGTTTGCTATAACTGGTATGTCTGTTCCACCGCCAGTAGTTCCACCAGTGGCAGATATAGTTATAGTATCTGTTGTTCCATCAGTTGTTATCGAAACACCAGGACCTGCAGTTAATGTTAACGTATCTGTTGCAGAATCTGCTACAACATTTGATTGACCAAAAACAGATATAGTTTTAAATGAGTCCGAAGCAAGACCACCACCTCCGCCACCACCAGTATTCGTAATCGTTATGGTGTCAGTTGTTGCGTCAGTGCTAATGGAAATACCAGATCCAGCTGCCAGTGTTAGCGTATCTGTCGAGCTGTCAGCAACTACGCTAGTTTGACCAGAAACTGCAATTGTTGTAAAAGAGTTTCCTCCACCGCCTCCGCCACCTGTGGCAGAAATCGTAATACTATCATCATTAGCATTAGTTGTGATAGTTACATTGTCACCAGCAATAAGTGTTAAAGTGTCAGAAGCAGAATCAGCTACTACGTTAGACTGCCCAGCAACAGTTATGGTGGAGAAAGAAGAACCGCCACTCTCATTAGCCCACTGAACTCCAGTTCCAGTCGATTTTAATACTTGACCTGCAGATCCAACTGCAGCATTTGCTGTTAATGTTCCAGTTAAAGTTAGATTATCAGCAGTAGCAGTATTCAGTACTGGACTTGTTAGTGTTTTATTCGTTAATGTTTCAGATCCTGCTATTGTTGCTAAATCAGCATCAGTCACAGCAGTATTGAATTGAGCTAGCGTCCCGCTAACAGTATTGTTAGACAGAGATATAGTTTTATTAGTTAAAGTTTGTGTACCAGTATCTGATACTAGAACAGCATCAGCATTGCCAATCGTAGTTCCACCAGGCAATAGCAACTTATTAGTAGCAGCCTGAGAATGTGGTTGGGACGCAATTTTTTGACCATGAGAGTTAACATGGCAGTTTAATTGAATCTGCCCATCAACTGAAGCTCCATCACCCTGGACTTCTAAAATGTTAGTAGCAGGTTTAAATACTACATTTCCAGAAGCAGAAGTTGTTATTCCACCAAGAACAGGTGACGTTAATGTTTTATTGGTTAAAGTTTGAGAGCCAGTTAAAGTAACAACTGTACTGTCCACTGCTACGCCTATAGTATCAGTTCCAGCAGTTGTCGTTATCGCAATACCAGAACCAGCAGATAATGTTAAGGTATCAGAGGAACTATCAGCAACTACATTAGACTGTCCAGCAACTGCGATAGTAGAGAACGCATTAACTAAAACACCAGAAATAGTTGTAATCTCTAGGTTATAGCCATTATATGGTGCACTAGAAAATGTCAGTACATTTCCTGAAACAGAATAAGTATCCTTAAACTGAACAACACCTTCTATGACTACGATAGTGTGGTCTTCATTTGTTGGTGTTGATGAAAGAGTATATTGTGTAGTACTTCCGTTGCCAGTAAATTTATCAACTGTCGTAGTTATACCACCAGAGCCTCCACCTCCGCCACCAGTGGAATTGATAGTGATAGAATCAGTTGCTGCATCTGTTGTAATAACAATGCCAGTTCCAGCTACTAATGTTAGAGTATCTGTTGAAGAATCTGCAACAACAGAATTCTGTCCATTGACTGCAATAGTTCTAAAAGTATCTGATCCACCAACGCCACCACCAGAGTTAAACTGAACCCATGTTTGACCAGAGAAACTTGTCAAAGAATAATTAGTCTGAACCCAACCAGTTAGAGCATATGTTGTACCTTCTAATACAAGAACTGAAGTTCCCTTTAATTCTTGAAAAGTATCAGCATCAGTAGATCTAGTTAATGTGTAAGTTGTTCCGTTATCAGTATACGTGTAAATACCATTATTAGCTGCAGTTGTTTGGTTCTTTAGTAAAATTCTATAACCAGAATCTGCTGTTACCAATGCATCATGACCATCTATAACTAGAGTATTCGTGTTTCCAGTTAACGCTATATTACTTGCTGCTAAAAGATTAACAGCTCCCTTCCAATGTAAACCAGAAGCAACATCATCAACGTACTGTTTTGTAGCAGCATGTAAACTATTTGTAGGTGCACCAGAAAGTGTTAGATAACCAGTCATTGTATCTCCTGCCTTATTGACAGGAGTATAACCTAATGCTTGCTGATAGTAAGAGCCATCATTACCGTCTAAAGTATCAGCATCTAATCCACTGTTTGGTCCATCTAAAGATTTAACAGCATCTATTATATTCTGTGCGCTAACTGAACCTGTTAAACCATTAACAGAAGTTACGCCAGTGTTAGTTATTGTTATTGTATCTGTTGTTGCATTAGTTGAAATATCAATACCAGAACTAGCAAGAAGAGTTAAAATATCTGTAGAAGAATCAGCAACTACGTTAGAATGTCCAGCAACAGCAATAGTAGCAAAAGAATTTGAAACATTATCTGTAGCATTGATAGTGATACTGTCGTTTGTAGAATCTGTTGTAATTGTTATATTAGATCCTGCTACGAATGTTAGCGTATCACTAGTAGCATCTGCTATAACATTTGACTGACCAGAAACTGCTATTGTAGAAAATACATTATTAACTGCACTACCAGTAATAGTGATACTATCACTAGTGTTATCTGTAGTGATTGTTATTCCAGTTCCAGCTATGAATGTTAATGTATCACTGGAACTGTCAGCTACAACTGTATTCTGACCTGTAACAGCAATGTTTGTGAAACTGTTTGGAGAGGGAATACTTAAAGACACCCACTGAACGCCAGAGCCAGTAGATTGCAAATATTGACCAGAACTTCCAGTGGTAGATCCTGCGGTTAAAGTTCCAGTTAGAATTAAGTTTTGTGTGGTTTTATTTGTAAGTGTGGCAGAGCCAGTTAGCGTAACATAGTTGTTAAGATCGCTAGCCTGAAGAGGAGTATATCCAAGTTTATCTGTAATGGCAGTTGTTGCTAACTTAGCAGCTGTTACGCTACTGTCAGTTATATCACCAGTTCGTATTGTAGTTCGTGCCACTTTTTATTCCTACGATAAAGTTCTTGCTACTACTGAAATTCGTTTAAAGTCAATCTGCGTACTAAGATTAGCTGGTGATACTGTCAGATTAATGTTGCCTGATGCTAATGTTGCACTAACAGTCATCAGTGGAGATGCTCCAGTATACATTGTTCCATATTCAGTCACGAATGCATCTGTGCCATTATGAGTTACCAAAACTTCTGTGCAATGAACCTGATTTGTCCATATTGCCTGTATCAAGTATTTAGCCGTTCTAAACTCAGTTGCACTGTAAGAATCAACTATCTGATTCGCAGTAGTATTGACTAAACTCTGTTCGCCAGAAATTAACCCCGTCGATGGCGAAATAACCTGAGTAATATAAGCTGCGCCATAGGAAAGGATTTCAATCGTGTCAGTATTGCCTAGTGCAGTTGTAAATGTTATAGAAGTTCCATTAGTTGCAGTATAGTCGACACTTTCAACTAATCGAACACCGTTTTGATAGACATCAACCTTACCTGTATCATAAGTTAATATGTTTGAGTTCGCATCTGCGCCAGATATTGTAGATGTCGTAGTTGTAATGTTGTAAAGATACTTTTGAAAATCTCGCAGGGATGCATCAGTTGTAACTCCAGAAATAATTCTAAACTCAATCTTATCATTAAGATTTGGAGCTGCTACAAAAGTTAAATTAGATCCAGTTACACTATAGTTTGCAATCGATTGAACGACACCGTTTATAGTAACAATTACGTTTTCATCGGTAGAGGGAACCAACCCTAAAGCATAAACTCTAGTAGTTCCGTCAGAAACAAAAGATGTAACTGTTATATAATTCTCACTAAGAGCAGTACCACCAGCTGCTGTAGAAGTGATTGTTATCGAGTCATTAGTAGAGTTGGTGCTTAACGTGATGCCTGAACCAGCCACTAAAGTGAGTGTGTCTGAAGCTGAGTCTGCTACTACGTTTGGTTGACCAGCAACCGCGATAGTTGTAAATGAGTTACCAGATGAAGTTGCATTAAAGGTTATAGACTGTGGCGTTGAATTTGGATTTGTGGTAATGGTCATGCCAGTACCAGCAATAAATCGAACAGTATCTAATCCAGTTGCAACTAATGGAGACTGTCCTGTGACTTCCCAAGTCTTAAACGTGGAATTCATTCCAATCTTAACTGCACCAGATCCAAGATCTGTCACATCAAAACCAGAATCGGTATCAAATCTAAGTACACTAACATTACTAACTGAACCAGTTATAACATTAGAACCGTTTATTTCGCTAACAGTTAAAGCAGACGCTGGTGTTACCCACTGAACACCAATGCCAGTTGATTGTAGTATTTGTCCATTAGTTCCTGCTAGACCACCAGCAGTTAGAGTACCAGTCAGCGTTAGATTGTTCGCTGTGGCACTATTGATCGTTGGAGATGTTAATGTTTTATTGAGAAGTGTTTCTGTGCCAGCTATTGTTGCATATGATGCAAGCTGAGTTGAATCTGGAAAGAATTTTATTGCATTTGTTGAATCTTTATAAAATAACTTTCCATCGGTATAGTTGAGCGCTAACTCACCATACTCTAAATCTGTAAGCAGAGGTACTTTATTCTGTATCGCTGACTTTTTAAGTTTGACTCTATTCGCCATTACATTACCTTAAAAAAGGAAAAAGAGAGAATAATAATTCTCTATTAATATGTTCCGCCGTCAATGTCTCCGTATACGAGTGCAGTTCCAGCAGAATTAACTTGTAAAACTTGACCAGCAGTACCCATAGAAAGGGTAGTATATGTATTACCTGCTGCTCCAACTAATAATTGATTTGCGCTAATCGAAGATAAACCAAGACCACCGTATGCTGGTCCGATTGCATTACCATTCCAAGTACCAGTAGTAATAGTACCAAGAGTTGTGATTGAAGATTGTCCAACATAGGTTGAAGCAATATCGATACTGTTTGCATTAGCAGTAATTCTATTTGCAGTTCCAACTACATCAAATACACCAGATGTAAATGTTAGACCAGTTCCTGCTGCGGTAGAAACAATTTGTAATTCGTCACCAATAACAGTAAGACCACCAGTGAGAGCTACATTAAGTGAGAATTCATTTCCAACCAGAGCAAGACCAGAGCCAGCAGTATAAGTACCAGCGCCAGCAAATTGCTGCCATACTATAGAGTCGCTTCCTACTGTAACAACTTCTTCTGTCTGCACCCAGCCAGTATTATTGTAAAGATTTCCATTCTCAACGAAAACGAAATCTCCACCATTAATTTCTGCACCAGTATTAAAATCTGCAGCGCGAGTAAGAGTTGTTCCACCAGTTGCCCAAGTATAGATACCGTTTCTTGATGCTGGTGTTTGATTCTTAACAAGAATACGATCAAGGTTGTTTAGTGGGTGACCATCGATTACTGTTACCGCGACGGAAAGAGTAAGAAAAGCACCTACGCCATCAGTTCCGTTATTGTAGGATACTGTGCCGCCAGTAATTGTTTCAAGAGATGCTTGAGTTGCAACATGACACGCTTCGTGAATATGCAAACCTTCAGCAAGAGTATCAACGTAGTTCTTTGTAGCTGCGTCTTGTGGGAACTGTGGCTCTGCTAGATTTTTAATTCTAGCAGTAGAAGCATCAATAGCACCAGTACCATTTGGATTTAAAATTATATCGCCATTGGTATCGGTAGAGATAATCTCGTTACCATTAATTCTAATGTTGTCTACGTCTAACTGAGTAACTCCACCAAGAGAAGTAGAAGTAGCACCAAGTGCTACGTTTGTAGTACCAATTGTTATGCTAGAGTTAGCAAGCTGAGTATTTGAGACGCCAGCAGTCTTAATTGTAACAGCACCTTCTGTTACATCAAAACTTGCAGAACTGAAGGAAGCGACACCGATATTTGATGTAGTAGCTAATTCACCTGTTACTGTAATAACATTGGTTGCGTGTGTTACATCGATGCCTTCGCCACCGCGAATCTCAAATGTATGAGTGGAAGGTACTAAAGAACCAGAATCTGTCGTAATAGATTTTACAACTCTATCAACCAGTTCGACAGCACCAAGTGTTACTGTGAAGTCGTTTACGTCAAACGAAGCAACACCCTTGTTCGTAGTAGTTGCTAACTCAGCATCAATTGTTACAGTACCAGCATTGTCATCATAAGTGACGTCAATACCTTCTCCTGCTACAACTGCACCAGCAGTTGCGTCTTGAATATATTCTAAGAGAGAAGTAAACTCATCGCCAATATAAGTGTTCTTTAGAATTAACTTACCAGAACCATTTGGCAGAATACTAATGTTACCATTATTGTTGGTAGACTCTATTGTATTGCCGTCAATTCTAATATTATCAACATCTATAATAGTAAATGCGCCAGTGCTTGGCGTAACATTACCAATTGGAGTGTTGTTGATAGAACTAAATCCTACTGATGCACCACTAATTGTACCTTGAACATTTAAGTTACCAGCAATGCCAACACCACCGTCAACAACTAAAGCACCATTTGTATAATTTGTTGAAGCTGTTGTTGCATCAATATTAACAGTAGTTACAGTAGAAGCAATATCTAAACTGTTTGTGTCCAATGACATCTGAAGGACATTGTCAACGTAGAATCTTAGTATATCATCTGATGCGCCAGGAGTTAATTCTGCAGAAATATATGTTCTGTTATCAACTGAACGAACACCTCCAAGAGATGCCCAGTTAGTTCCGTCGTATCCTTCAAACGCATTTAATTCACTATTAAAACGAATACTACCAGCAATAGAAGGAGATCTATTTGCAATATTTCCAACTGGAAGTATTAAAGCATTGGAGCCAATTATTTGAACATATCCAGAACCATTTGGATCTATGAAGATGTTTCCATTTAAATCTGTACTCTTTAAACTGCTACCATCTAATTGAAGATTATCGACATTGAATATGTCAATTTTATTTTGAGCATCAGTAATAATTGCAGAAGATGCAGTAAGAGTACCTGGAGTGTGATCTAATTTATCTGTAAAGTATTGACCACCGATAACTATATGATTGGCTGCATCTGGTGGCGAACCTGTTTCGGTTCCTATACCAATGTATAATCTTCCACCGCCAGCAACTGTACCATAATCTGCTGCGGAGTATGCTAGTTCGCCAGCAACAAGGTGAGATGGGTTACCTTGTGTAGTTGAGCGTTTTATTCTGATATATGATGCCATCTTTTACCTTTTTAATAGTGTCCGCCAGTTATGTCTTGCATATCCAACAGTCTTGTTGCAGTCCACTCATTATTTTTATAAACTAATACCGAACCTTCTTCTGCATTACTTGTAACTGCGCTTAATGGATTAGCAGCTGCCCAAAAGTAACCATTGTATATAACCATATAAGGGAGTTGAGAACTGCTTCCTGCAGGATTCCAGAGAACCCCATCCGCATACGCGACCATCCCTGAAACAGGACTTGCTGGAGCAGTAGAACTAACTCCAAGACGTATAATTTGATCGCCATTCCTAACCCAGCCATTATATAATGTAGTTCCATTACCGAATATCGTATATATTTCGGTAAAATTAGAATTGATCTTAGAGCCAGCGTCGCGTAACGGATCACCGCTACCGTCATTCGGTTGTTCCCCAAGATCTATAATTTGTTTAGCCATAATTCTATTTATTTAACAACCAAGTTGCCTTTATTTCTGATTTAGTACTATTGACAAGTTATCAATAAATGGACCTTGTGTATCTCCGCCAACTAGAAAATTAATGTCTAATACGCTGGCTATTGCGGCAGTAGGTTTGTTCGACAAAGATCCAGTTTTCCAAACTGCTGCATGAGTGCCATTGCCACTAGAAGCCATAATAGTTCCGTTCCCAATACTACCAAATCTGCCTACATTGTTAAACGTAACTGAGGAGGTTTGGTTAGCCAGCAAAAATTCAGAAGCAACTGTAGCGCTAATAATTCCTGTGGTTTGAGCATCTGCAGTAACCGATCCCCCGCCCATATTTGTTATAAAATTTGTAATATCGCCATCTCTCTGCACAAAAATGCCATTTTCACCAAGTAAAAACATAGCTCCACCTGTTGCTAGATAATTGGCGTATTTAGTTTCCACTGCCTCTGTCATATAAGTATCATAACCAACATCCCATATATGGGCATAGTTTTCAACAGTTACATCTGGTATAGCCAAAAAACTACTATATGTTGTAACTGTTGCTGGAATAAATGTTAACGCAGTTTCTCTGCTGCTTATTGTAGAGGCGATACTAGATGGATTAACATCTTCAGTATACATATTTGGTCTAATGGAATTTGGATCATAAACTATTAATACATTTTTAGACTTTGTTATGCTTCGATCCATAACTCTTCGATTCGACCAAAACCCTATATGTGCGCCACCAATCGGCATATCAATCTCCAGTAAAAATATATTTACGTAATTTTACGTTATCAACTAACAATGAAGAGCCAACAACAGTACCATATGTTTGATCCCACGATCCACAAACAAACACAAAGTAGTAAGCACCTTCTTCCCCAGCAGCAATAGTTCTTTCATATTTTGTCCAAGAAGTAGCAGTTCCACGAACTGCTGCTGAATCATTCAAAAGAAAAATAATGTTTCCAAAAGTGTTAAAAGCATACGCTCTAGCAGCATATGCGTCATTAAGTGAGGGGTCTGGATCGCTATATGCTCTCCAATAAAATTCTATTGTATCTCCAACATTTGCAAAAACAGCATTATTGGAGTAGAAATATGGTCCATAAAGACTGCCACCTCCACCAGTCTGTCTTGCAAAACTTTGCAAGGCTACGCATTTTAATCCGCCATCTGGAGGTGGAGAACCAATACCACCACCTTCATTATGTAGAGCTATCCTTCCATTATAACTTTGAGATTCATTACCATAAACATCTCCTGGACTACCGTATGGATTTGGATTTGGATTCGCTGGTGCTGCTATACCATTAATAACTGTTGGACTTCTTCCTGAACTATTAAAGAAAAATCTATTGTTGATCATAGTCCATTCAGTTAAATTGTTCTCAAACCCTCCATTTGGATACTGATCTGCACCAGGTTGACCACCAGGATAACGAAATCTAAATCCTAATCTAGAACCACCAATAAACATTACGCATATCCAGTGGTCATCACAGAATAATATGTTGTTCCATCATAGAATATGCTTATTAAATCAATAGCGTTAGCTGTAGTGCTAAGTGTTTTAAATCCTACTGCAAATTTGTATGCAGCATTAGCAGTCATAACTTTACTTCCTGTACCATCCTGCTGAATGATAAGTGTCATACTTTGACCAGCAACCATACCAGTAGCTGCGTTTAGTGTGAAGTTAGAGTTTGCAATATATTTCTGTACGCTGCCGTTGTCGAAGTTTGGCGTAATAGCTGTACCAGTATTTCCTGCGTCAAGATAACTATCAACGAACTCAGCGTTAACAGTCATTGAAAGGTTGCCAGTATCAGTAAAGTTTACGCTACCAGAACCTGTTAGATTTCTACCAAGATTGACTGTCAGTGTTGGTTTGTTTACTAAAGTTGCCCAGTTAGCAACAACTGCCTCTTCAGCAGAAGCAGTAAGTCTACCATAAGCATCAACAGTATAACGTGGTACATTAGTTGCAACAGATGCAGTTCCAGCGTCTCCGTATGAACCTGCTGTTACTCCAGTTGCAGGAAGATCGATATTAACGATAGTAGTTTCTTTAGAAACAACAGCATACGCAGTAGCACCCACTCCTGGAGTGACGTGAGAATCGACGATTGTTACTGTTGGCTCTGTTCTATAGCCAGTACCAGCATTGGTTAGAGTAATTCCAACTACAGTATGTGTTCCGATAGTTGATGTCACAACTGCATTAGTTCCACCGCTTGGTGCGGTATCAGTAATTGTTACAGTTGGCGGCAACAGATATCCAGAGCCAGCATTATTAATCGTTACGCCTGTTATTGTTCCGCCAGTAATAGCTGCAGTCGCAGCTGCGTTGCTTCCATCTCCACCGATAGTAACAGATGGTGCAGTTAAGTAACCTGATCCTGCATTAGTGATAGTAATCGAAGCAATACCAAACTGCCCTATGGTACACGATGCAGTTGCATTAGTTCCGCTTCCTGTAATTGTTACGGATGGTGCACTTAAGTATCCAGAACCTGGATTGGTTAAAACAATTCCAGTTACTGTTGAGGTTCCAATTGTTGCACTAGCAGAAGCATTTGTGCCACTGCCAGAGAGTCTATTGATCGTTACAGTTGGTGGCGAGAGATATCCAGATCCTTGGTTTAATACGTCAATACCAATAATGCTTGACGTTCCAATAGTAGCGGATGCTGTAGCTGATACGCCATCGCCAGAGATTGTTACAGTTGGAGCAATCAAATAACCAGAACCAGCATTAGTTAGATTAATACTCTCTACAGTAAATTTACCAATAATAGCAATAATTTGCGCACCGACACCTGGATTTGGGTCTGTGTCTAAAATTGTAACAGATGGTGGACTTAAATATCCAGAACCTGCGTTTGTAATATTGACATCAATAATTACACCAGAAGAAATAACTGGGACGCCAGTGGCAGTGACACCACCTGGTTTTTGTGGAGCAGAGAAAGTAATAGTAGTTGTTGCTGCATGATATCCAGAACCACCAATAAGACCAACATAACATTGGATAACTGGTGAACCAGAGAATACTACTGTACCAGTGGCAGTAACGCCACCTGGTTTTTGCGGTGCTGAAAAAGCAACAGTTCCGTTGGTATAAGCAGCACCTATGTTGGTGATTGTTGTTCCAGTAACAGCAGCTCCAGACAACTCTGCTTGGGCAGTAGCGTTAACTCCACCAGCAACTTGTGGTGCAGAAATTGTAACTGTTACGTTTCCATTGGTATATCCAGAACCACCAATTAAGTTAGTAATTGCAGTGATTGGAGAACCTGACAGAGAAACAGTACCAGTAGCAGTAACGCCACCTGGTAATGTTGGAGCAGAAAATGATACGTTAGCATTACCAAATGTATATCCAGATCCTGCGTTAGTTACTGTTACTGTTTGAACTCCATTGCCAGTAAAGTTTGCAGTTCCTGTTGCAGTAACTCCACCAACAACCTGCGGGGCAGAGAATGTAACAGGAGCAGTTGTATATCCAGTACCCTGTGCTGTGATAGAAACACCGCTGACAGATCCACCAGATAGTGTTACGTTAGCAGTTGCTTGAACACCTCCAACTTTATCTGGAGCGGAAAGAGTTGCTGTTGTAGTTGGGTGACGATATCCAGTACCAGCGTTAGTGATAGTAAATCCAGTAACCGCAGCACCAGAAAGTACAACTGATGCAGTTGCTTGCGTGCCACCAGCATCATCTGGAGCAGAAATTGTTACTGTTGTATTTGGATAATGGTAACCTGATCCATTGGTTTGTAAAAATAGTCTCCAAATCGCACCGAAAGGATCGATAGGATCTGGCGGCATTAATGTAATGTCAACTGTTTCTAGTGGTGAATAAACTGCAGAAACATAGTCACCCTCAGTGTCGATACCAAGAACAACTGCGTTATGGACAACAGTTGTTGGCAGAGTTATGTTTCCTTCACCATCAAATGTTACGTTTCCGCTAACGTCCCCAGTTAGCGTCAATGTTCTATTTGCATTTAATGCATTAAGAGCTGCTACTATGTTTGCTTGAGTACTGGTAGTAAGAAGTGCAAGATCACCAACATTTAATACCGTCTGATTAGACTGAGTTATTGTACCGTTAGTTTTTTGTCTCCACTGGTCAAACGTATCAGTTTGGGGGACTGTGATAACTGGAGTTTGAAGAGCCATTATTGTTTACCTATTAAAGTAGCGAGCATCTCTTTTATTTCTGACATATCTTTTTTAAGACTATCAATTTCTTGTTTTTGTTTAGCCATCATATTACGTTTCTCAACGTAGTTCTGATATTCTTTGCTATTAGTATTTATGATAGCCTTACTAGAGACATCTCTAACAAGACTATCATTACCTTCAACTTTGTAGTATTCCATTATGCACAAGCAACTATTCTAAGATCTCTAACACGTGGAACTCTACAATTATTTGTACTTCTAAAAACTATCTTAATTTGTATAGCATCAAAAGAAGGCAGATCTTTAAGACTGTAAACTCCATCAGTGAAATCTAATCCTGTATTTGACTTAACTAATGGCGTGTCAGGAGTTGCTTTAGTATAAGGTGTTTCCTCGAATGCTGTAGTTGCACCAACTTTATTTAATCTATAATATACATCAATATCCGAAGATGTTGGGGCACAATATGCAAATCTTATATTGAAGAACGTAGATGGATTTGCTAAGTTAACACGCTTAGAAATATATTTGCTATATTGCGATCCACTACGTGAAGCAATTTCGTCAACAAAGTTATTTAAGACGTTAACATCTATAGTTCCAGCAGTTCCTGCTCCAGCTGCTGCAACGGTAAATGTTTTATTAACCTTAACATAAGAACCATCAGGTGCAACTTCAGTAACTAGAGCGATACCACTGTTACCAGTTGCTAATGCTCCATCAATTCTGATATATCTTCCAACTGGAATAAACGATAGTTTCTGTCTGTCACCAGAATTAGCTGTAGTTATTCTATCAGCAGCAAATGCTATAGTAACACTATTATCGACTAAAAGAACATCGTCTACTGGACTTATATTCATATTTAACGGTGTAGCATTATTTACCTTATTGTGTATTGCAATCAACGAGGTTCTATGAGTGTCAATGACAGGCGAAACCGAATCATTTGTAGAACTCATAACGGCAGCTAGTTCAAAGGATCTAGATCCACTTAATAACTGCTGTTCGTTTAGTTCAGAAGCAATAATTTGAGGTTCATCAAAGTTTGTCACATCATTAATTGTGACAGGAATAGGAATAACACTCTGTATAAATGGTGTTTCAGTTCCATCAACAGACTGCCCTGAAGTAGTTGTTGCCTCCCATGTTAAAGATGCATCTGGGAATGTTTGAACTTGAGAGTTTGCTTGGATAGAAGTTAATAAAATATTATCACTAGCATAAACATTCTCACCGCCAGCAAATCCAGTTAAATTAGCAGTGCTTGATGTACCAGTTAATGTTATCGTATATGAATCTAAATCTGCTGCTGTAACAGTATGCACGGCATTAAATCTAGCACCTAATATTCCGTTATATAACTGGGTTGCATTAAATCCAGAAAGTTGTACCTTAGAGCTAACTGGCATATTATGATTCTCATGCCATACTCTAACCACAGAACTTCCATTTGTAGTTTGAATTGGATTAACATCTAATTTAGTTCTTGGAAGAACATCGTTGTTAAATTCAACTCTGCCAGTTACTTGAGTATTAAATTTTGCTCTGTTAATAATAAAGCAAAGATCTTTATAATCATCTGGCGTCCACGTGGAAGCATTTTGAGATTTAAAGAAAACACCTTGATATGGTTGTTCAGATACGAAACGATCTGTTCCTGGAATCTTATCTCCTAAATGAGAAACCCATACGTTATAATTGTTAGAGTCTGATATGATAACAATACAATATTCTGTTCCGTCTTGAACATATACTGGACTAGAGAATGTAAATCTTGTCGCTATGTCCGGAGCAGAAGCAAGTTTATTATTCATAGATGGTATTGCAACTTTTCTAGAAGCAATATTTACATCCTCAGGATTTTTAACTACCTGGCTAAATGGAAGGATTTTCTTTCCTGGATAGCCGTTGACAACTTCACGAATCTCGATCTTTACTGGGATATTTTCATCTTTAGTAGCAAAGAAAAGATCTACTGAAGTTAGGAAAGCGCCACCTTTTTGCTGCACCAAGAAAGTTTGCGCCAGCGGATCATACCAACCTGTGTCACTGACAACCCTAGTGGAAGTGTCAACAATTGTTCTTGACTCCTGAACTGTTTCTTGAGCAATAACTCCGTTTCTCACAGCTTCAATTGTTGCTTGTTTGACTTGCAATATACCTTCTGCTTTATAGTCAGCTACTCCATAAGAATTATAATCATCTTCATAACCAGTAGAGTCTATTAATCTAAACTCTCTAGTGCCAGTTCTGAATCGAACAGCTTCTGTGTTTGGAATATTAAACAAGCCATATAATGACCCATTGAAGTTAGTTACTAATTGCTCACCTTGAGTTTTTGGAGTAACTGTTGCATTAATCTTTCCTCGAGCACCTGAGATATTACCAACAACGACTTCGTTAACTTGGAATATACCTTTTATATTAAGGACATAAATTGCTCTGGCACCAGTTTCATTACTAAGTTCTGTTCCGACTACTACAGCTGTAGCGCCTGAAGTTTGACCAGTAATAACATCCCCTCGATTTAATCCAACTTGTGGAGTATCCGATGGATCTCCATTTATTCTTCTTGCTGGATCACTGGCAGTTGAGCCAGCATTTTTCTTAGATTCAAAATCTGAAGAAAAACCAGTAACAGCATCAAATGAAATTTTAGTTGCTGGGGTTATATACTTTGAAACTGCTGATGAGTCAAAAAAAGCATAAAATTTAGTAGAAGGTTTTAATCCAGTAACTTGGAATAATACATTTCTACTTCTGATATATGGAATAACAGCAGTAGAAAGAACTCTATCTTCAACCAAACGTCTGTCTATTTGTACTGATACAGTTGTTCTTGTTCCAGTTCTTGTTTGCCCGGTATCTGTTGCAGTAACTTCTGCGGTAACTCGTCTAAACGCCCAACCACCTCGATCTCGTGGACCTGTACCAAACGTAGCATCTAACCAGGCACCTTGATCGCCAAATCTTCGATCTGCCGTAAATGATTGAAGACCAGTGCTTCTAGGCTGACCAGTCCATTGTGTCTGCCAGGAATTCCAAACTGTTCCTAAAACTCCTGCTTTTTCTGCTAAGGTTTTGATACTATTGAAATTACCCTCAACGTTGACAATAACATCAGGTCTTCTCTCAACTTCAAACCAATCATCTGACGAAGGGTTTAAATCTATTCTTCCAATAAAAGTAAAAACTGCAAATGGATTGACGTTTTCTGTTCTTGAAGATATATTTTGCTTAATAAACGCAAGTTCTGTATATGGAAGAGTTATTATATCTCCAGTAGCTTGGTAATTATTAAGTGTTCTCTGTCCATCATTAGATGCCTTCTCAACTAAATTGACATTCTCCATTCTAAAAAATGGACGAAGTTCTTTTTTATCTAAATCAATAGAGCACTTATAGTCTGGATCTTCAGCATTACCTATTCCATGTCCTGAAAATGAATCTACTAAAAATCCATTTTTAAATCTATCTAATCCATTCTCATCAGTTATCTTAGAATTAGCAGTTTCTGTTTCTAACATATTAAGAGTTGTATAATATTCTAAGTTATCGATACGTTTCTCTAACTTACCGATATCTCTCATTGTATATCTCTTATTGTCAACAGGAATTAATGTGACATCTGGAGATTTTGTCGTATATGTATATGGATATAGATTAATTCCATATAACAACATAGCATTTTGAGGAGTTTCTGGCTCTACTGGAGCTAAAGAAGGAATTCCTCTTGTCGCAAAAAACTTTCCTCTAAAATCAATAGAAATTTTATCACTTCTTGCTAGGTAATAAGATAGATCTAATTCTACATTGTCACCACGTTTTGGTAACTCTGACAATACTGCACCCAAATTTATATTAAAAGTGTTAGAAGAATCAACTCTAGGTCTAAAGTCTAATACATCTCGCGAAGGAAAATTTCCATATTTTGGAAGATCTTCAAATTTAATACCAGAACCAACATATGAATCTACAGAGAAATAATCTCCAGGTCCATGCTGGAAATAATCAAAAACGACTTCAATTGAACCTGTTGGTAAAGGATATCCTTGTTTTAACAATAACTTTGATGTACCATAAAAAGAGTCAGTTATATTAAAGTCTAACTCATAATAATCAAGTATATCGATATTTGCAAGATTTTGCTCATCTATGTTACCAAATGCATTAGCCATTTTTATAGAAACTAAGTTATAAACGTCTGCTTTACCTAAAATAATTTCTTTAGCCTGAGCAGCTGCCTGTGTTTCTACTTGAATAGTTTCAAATGTAACTGAAGTTTTAGTTTTTTCTTTTGCTCCGTTGCCTGTTTTTCTAACGGCAGCATAAACAACAAACTGATTATTTGCCTGAGAACTTGGTAACGTAAATTCAACCTGACGTAATTCTGGGGTAACTACGTTTATATTTGTAGGTATAACTGGAAGACCAGTAGTAGTGTTTATTAACACATAGTTTTGTGGATCGCTAGCTGGCAAAAATGTTTCGTTATTTCTCTTGCTATCGATAACTACATAAGAATTTCCATTTGTGACTGCACTAGAAGCCACAGTAAATACTTGTGTTACATTGTAAGAAGTTCTTACGGTTGTATCATCATCGCTTCTTATTTTTCTAATATTTGAATATGGCAGTTCAAACAATAATGAAGAATATTGAGGTTCCTGAAGAGTAGTAAGAACTTTGTAAATAACTGTTCCAGTAACTGTAACATTAGAGTCTACTACTATTGTGTTATCATTTGTTATAGAAACAATTCTTCTCAATGTGCTAGCATTGCCAAGAGCAATATAATCGCCAGGATTGAAATCGGTATCAAATGTCGTTCCATTTCCAGTAACAGTTGTTGAGTTTGATGCTGTTGCTGATCCTGTTAGTTTAGCCAATAAAGGAGATATATTTGCAGTAAAATTAGAATTATGAAATCCTTTCAAATCATTATCTAATGACTTTCCAGCTATTAAATTAATATCAAATAACATCAACTCATAAACATCTTCAGAAACAGTATTCTGACGATCGAAAAGATTTAATCCGCGAACTCTTGCAGTACCAATTTTAGTTGCACCAGATGGTGCAGATCCAGGTGTTGTTACCAGTCGATCATATAAATCTACGGTTTCAAACAAATCAATTCTAGGTGCACCAAATATACTGTTCACGTAGATGTAATTACCAACTATACTTTGACACTGTGCGTCCTGCGCTCTTGAGAAATCTCTTGCTTTATCTACAGGCAAATACTGTACACCAACTTTTTCAATCTCATAGCCACGGACATACGCTTTGCCTGGCTCCATGGCGATAGCAAGTTTAGCCTCATTGCCACCATCTTCTGGTGAATAAACTCCACGATTATAGAATGGGTTTTTATTGTATAGCCATGTTACGCCAGTTTCTGCATCTTTTTTCTCACCTGTTGTATGAATTGGAGGAGAGCCTCCTGATATTGCATTATTTTTAGCAACATACTTTTGTTCAATACCACCAAAAGTATAAACTACAACATCGCCTTGTAAGTATGCAGTGTTTGTTTTCCACTCACCACGATCATTATTCCTATGCTCTCTGACTTCAACATTAAAATTATTCACGACATAATCGCCAGACTCATCAAACGTGCGTCTCGCTAATGTCTGTTCTATAATCGAATAATCTGTAGTTCTTGTTTTGTAAATAATTTTACCTTCTTCTAAACGAAGAAGTTCTACAAAGTTTTTATCATCCTCAGAGTTTAATGATCTTTTAGAAAGAACTAATTCAATCTTATATCGATGCGCTCCTGGAGCTGTATAATTAGAAGAACCAATAGCATTATCTAATAGATCGGCATTGTCTTCTGGTGTCACCAATGTTTCTACGACATTTAAGCCAACACGATATGATGGTGTTGCAGTATATTTGTCAAGAGTAATTTTCTGTGCTTCAACTATGACAAAGAATTTATCAACGTAATAAACTCCAGACTCAATAGAAGCACCAGTACCTAAACCAGTCGCAGATATTGCAACTGATCTAAATGCTCTTGGAACTGCTAGTGTTTCGCAACTAATAATCTCGTCATTTTGGAAAACCTTAACATCTGTTGGATTTCCGTCAGCATCAGCACCAGATTTATTATAACGAACATATACAGTTGGTGGGTCTTCATCTGTTTGTTTTTCAACATGAAGAACGAATGCCTTAACTCCAGATGATTGCCCGATAATTTCTTGCCCGACAATCTCATTAAGGTAAGTATTTACATCAACACCATTGTAAATAGACTGAAGTTTAACATATTTAAAATCATCTTCATACGAAACCTGTCCAGGAATAACCATCGATCCCTGCTTAAATACATGCTCAGCGTGTTTTGAAATCTGATTTTGTAAAAGAGATTGTATCTGAGTTAGTTCTCTTGCTTGGACAGGATATCCTGGACGGAACAATAAACGATAAAATTTATCGTTCTCGTCATAATCGTCAAAATATGGATCTATGTTAAAATTTAGTGCCATGTTCGTTATCTCTTATTAGTTTATTTTAATTATTTATTTTACATCTCAACGATAATTTTGATATCCTCAATTTGATCTGGTGCGCGATTGATCAGTCTGCGGTTCTCGACGTAAAGAACATCGCCACTAAATGGCTCGACTTCTGGATTAGACAGAGCAGAAATTGTTCCAGTCGACAGTGATGTAGTTCCAGTGATAACTTCAGCAGTTGCAAAATCAGCACCGTTCACGTTACCAGCATCTGCGCTCAGTTGGATATAACGGATTGTTGTCGTACTTCCACCGACAGCGATATTGATAATTCTACCAACTGCGCCAGATGTTCCGCCAGTTATAATCTCGTCTTCTAAGAAAGTGCTAACTGCAGTATTAATTGTAAGTTCTTTTGTTGCTTTTAAGGTTGTAGCAGTAGATACAACTGTTGTTCCAAAATTAAATGGATCGCGAATCAGCATAATACGACGATAGTCGTTATCAACTGGGAAGTCGCCTGTGCCGTCATCATACTCGAGGCGCACGTTCATCATAACATAATAGCCACCCAACTCTTCTACTGGATTAAAACCATGTCCTCTTTGTGGTGGGAGAATAGCTCTTCCAGCTGCGTTAGTTCCGTTACCACCTTGCAGTGTTACTGTTGCATACGTATAACCAGTACCGCCATTGGTAATATTGATTTTAACAACTCGACCAGAACCAACATCGATAACTGCGGTAGCAGTAGCGCCAGTTCCGTCACCAAGAACAGCAACAGTTGGAGCTGTTGTATAACCAGATCCGCCGTTGGTAACTACAATGGTGTCAACTTTTCCACCAACTGCAGCTTCACGAACTGACCACTGATCGATATAAGCATCGTACTGTCCTGGGTTAGAAGTAACTTCTTTAACTGGCATAAAGTCAGTTG